CGTCAACCGGAAAGCAGCGACCGTGGTGGCCAACGCCGCCAAGCCCACCACGCCACGGCTGACCGGCAAACTCGCCGCGTCCGTGCGCACCGGCGCCACCCAGCGCGCCGGAATCGTCCGCGCCGGCCGCAAGACCATCCCCTATGCCAACGCGATCCACTGGGGCTGGCCCTCCCGCCGCATTCCCCCGCAGCCGTGGGTGTCGTTGGCTGCACAGTCCACCGAGCCCGTGTGGGTGGACCTCTACCTGCGCGAAATGAAGAGCCTGATCAAGGAAGTGAAGGGCAAATGAAGCTCACCATCACCGTCGACGGACAGTCCCATCCCATTGAGGACCGGCCCATCGATCACATCGCCTACTCGACCACGGCCCGCCGCCACGGCTGGCCCACCGACCCGAGCGTCGATCCGATCCTGTTCGGCTACTTCGTCGGCTACAGCGCCGCGAAGCGCACCGGCATCGTCCCGCCGGACACCGGCTGGGACACGTTCCTGGAGACGGCCGAGGGCATCGACCTGGGGGCCGATGAAGACGCCGTGGACCCTACGGTGACGCCGAGTTCGGGCGTCTGATCTGTGGCCTGGCCCTCCGGCTAGGCGTCGTGCCGTCGTCGCTCATGCACGAAGACATGCGCACCATCAACACCCTGCTGGATCTCATCGAGGAGGCCGAGGAAGATGGCCAGTAAGACCGCCATTCTCGCCGTCCGCATCGTCTCCGATGCCGACGCCCGCGGATTCAAGAAGGCGGCGCGCGAGGTCAGCAACTTCTCCAAGAAGGCCGCCGCCGCCGGCGTGAAGGCCACCGCCATCACCGGTGCCGTCGCAGCACTCGGCGGCGTCGTCGGCAACCTCGCCATCGGTGTCGCCGCCGCCGGCGCGGTCGCGCTACCCGCGCTGGCGGCGCTGGCCATCGGCTTCGACGGAATCAAGAAGGCAGCCGAAGAAGCGGCCCCGGCAGCCGGGGCGCTGAAGGAAGCGGTCTCCGGCGCGTTCGCCGAATCCATGGCCGACGGGTTCAAGGCCGCCGGCACCATCCTCGAATCGATCACGCCGACCATGGCCAACACTGCCGCCCAGGTCGGCGGAATGTTCACCGGGTTGATGGACCACATCGCCACCACCGGAACGGAAGGCATCAACGCGCTGGTCCGTGCCTCCGGCGAGATGATCGCCGCGATGGGCCCGGGCATCACCCAGATGATCGATGGATTCCTGGCCATCGGCCCCGCCGTCGAGCCGGTGGCCTCCCAGCTTGGCGCCGCGTTCGGTGACCTGATCGGCTCCATCGGCCGCGGTTTCTCCGAGTTGGCCAGCTCCGGCACGCTGACGTCGCTGGTCGAGTCGTTCTCCGCCGCCATCTCGTCGATGGGCGGATTGATCGAGGTGCTGATCGTCGCCCTGGGCCGGATGGGCGAGGCCATCGGCCCGCACCTCGCGCCGATCTTCGACGCCCTGACCGTCGCCATCACCGCGGCCACCGGCCCGCTGTCCGAGATGGCCGCCATCGTCGGCGAAGCCGTGGCCGTCGCGTTCACCACCCTCGCGCCGGCCATCGGCCCGATCCTGGAGGCGATGTCCGGCATCCTCGCCGCCGTGCTCCCGCTGATCGCCCCGCTGGCCGAGATCGCCGCCGTCGTCGGCCAAGCCCTGGCCGAAGCGGTAATCGCCGTCTCCCCGCTGCTCGCCGAGATCGCCGCGGTCATCGGGCAGGCGCTCTCCGCCGCTCTCGACGCCGTGGCCCCGATCTTCCCGGTCATCGTCGACGCGATCATGCAGCTCGTCCAAGCCCTGTTGCCGGCCATCCCGCCGCTGTCCGAAATCGCCATGGCCCTGTTCCCGGCACTCGGTCAGATCATCCAGGCCGTCGCGCCGCTGTTCTCGCAGCTCGTCGGGATCGTCGTGCAAATGCTCAACGCGGTCATGCCGCTGCTGCCGCCGATTGCCCAGCTCGCACAAAGCCTGTTCCCGGTGCTCGCCGACGTGATCAGCATCGTCGCCCAGGTGCTAACCCCGATCATCGGCGTCATCGGGGACCTGGCCGCGAAAATCACCGGGTGGCTGGTGCCCGCGCTGGAAACCGGGATCAATTTCTTCAACGGCATCGTCGGCGCCATCGGCACCGTCATCGATTGGATCGCGTCGCTGCTGGAATGGATCGGCGCGATCCGGTGGCCGACCCCGCCCGCATGGGTGAGCGAGCTGTTCTCCGACCCGGCGATGGTCACCTTCGGGCCCGCGACGAACGGGCTCGTCACCGCGGCCGTCTCGCCTGGACCGTCTGCGCTGCGCATCGCGAGCTCCAGCCGCGGCGCGTCGCCGACCGTGATCAACATCCGCGTCGACGGCGCCCTGGACCCGATGGCCGTGGCTGACCAGATCGCCGGGCTGCTGCACCGGAGGGGGCTGCGCACATGAGCACCTACCTGTGCCCGGAAATCTGGTTCCCGACGCTGTCCACGGCCAGCCTGCCGACGTCGAGGACGACGACGGGGATGCCGTATGCCATCGAGCGGGCAACGATCACGTGGGGCCGCGAGCAGTTCACGCAGGCACCCCGGCGGCGCAACGCGTCGGTGACGCTGATGGCGGAATCCGACGCCCAACTGCGCCGCATCGGGCGCGCGATGGCGGGCCGGGAAGTAGTCATCGACGTCAACAACCGGTCGGAACGCCTGTTCAACGGGATCGTAACAGCGGTTGATATTGAGCGGTCCTGGTCCGGGAAGTGGAAGATCACCTTCGAGGCATCCGAACCGGAGATTCAACTGACGGCCCTCTGGAATCACGTGCCCTTGCCTGGGCAGGACCCGCCGACCAGTGTCCGCTCGATGCCGCAGTGGAATGAAGACCTGCGCCGCGAGTTCGGCAACATCGGGTTCTTCACGAGCTCGATCACGTTTCCCCGGTTGCTGCCCCGCAGCGTGACCGTGGAATGGGCCGACCGTGACGATCCGCTTCGGGTCGCGCCGTTGCCCACCGATGAAACCTACGGCGACATCTGGGATCGCCTCTGGTCTGCCCAGCCGTTCGTGTTCCCCCAGCGGGCCCCGAGTCTGCTCGATGTGGCTCCGACGACCGAGGTCTACCGCGGCAACACCCGGGCCGCCGCGATCCCCCTGACATGCGATCGGGTGATCACGGCGACCCGGGCCACGACGAACCTGGACCGCCTGCACAAGCGCCTGGAATGGCGGGTACCCCGCGCCGCCAGCACCCGCGTTATCCCCGGGCCGACGTGGCTGGATGCTTCCGCCGGCACGTGGCAGCACGACACGCTGGTGGTCCCGGGATCCTCATCGCTGGTGACGGCCCAGGCCGCCGAGGTCGCCGCGATTCTCTACGCCCCGAATGCCGCGCACCCGCCGATCACGCTGGACTCCCGGACGTGCGATGCCGTGGCCCTGGAACCCCGGACGAACCCGACGTTTTCCGGTATGGCCCCGGTGCTGTATCGCACGTGGGAGACCGGCGAACCGTTTACGATCCCCGGCGGCATGTGGACCACGGCATGGGGCGATGACCCCGATCTGCTGCCCATCGGCGGGACGTTGACGTTCCTGCCCCACCACACCACCCACACATTCCATGTCGAAGTAATGCCCAGGAGGGCACTGTGACCCGCTTGATCTGCGACCTCAACACCATTATCGATGACGCCCCGTCGGCCGCCGCCTCGGTGACGCTGACGGTCGAGCAGCCCCGCCCCTCGCATGGCCTCGCCGCCGTCGTCGTCCCCGACCCCGTGACCATGGCCGCCGACGCCCGCGGCGTGGCCACCTTCACCGACGTCGATCCTGGCCCTGTGACCGTGGCGATCAGCTGGACGCATGCCGGCACCGCGCGATCCCGGGTGTGGCGCGATCTGTACGTCCCCGACGTCGAGTCGGTCACCCTCGGGCGGATGATCTCCGGGGAAACGGTCTACCGCCCGCAGGCCGTCGCCCGCGCCGAGGACGCCGCCGAGCGTGCCGAGCACTTTTACCACGAGGCCGCCGCGCTCGGCGGGCTCCCCGGCCCGCCCGGCGACGATGGAGACGATGGCTTGGACGGGCATTCTCCGGTGCTGACGTGGGAAGGTGACCGCATCGCCATTGATGGCGTGGCCACCGGCCCGAGCCTCACCGGCCCCGCCTCCGGCACCGAGACCACCGGTTGGCGCAAAATCCACGATGCCGTATGGCTTCGCAGGACCGGCAACCGCGTCGACCTGCACCTGCTGCTGAATACGTCGCTGATCACCAGCGGGGCCACCAATTTCATGGTGCCCGTGGGGTTTGTCCCCGAGAGCCCTACAAACATGCTCAACACCCCATTCACCGTCCCCGCGGCCAAGGAGACGGAGTGGTACGGGCTGTTCCATATCAGAATCTCCAGCTCCGGATCGTCCAATTCGTCCGCCCGCGGCGTGCCCTTCCCCATCCCCGGTGCCCCCGTGCCCTCTTCCACATATATCCCGGTGTACCTGTCGTGGACGACCGCCGACGCCTGGCCCGCCACGCTGCCTGGCACGCCCGTTTAGGCGGCAATCTCCCATGCCGTTGCCGCCGCCGTGGTGGTCGCGTCGTCGGAAACGCCGACGTAGACCATGGTCGTATCCAGCTTCGCGTGCCCGAGCAGCGTTTGCACCGCGCGAATGTCGCGAGTCCGCGCATAGACGGCGGTAGCGTACCGGTGCCGCAGCGCGTGGGCGGTCACGCCGTCGGGCAGCGCCGCGCCGACGAGTTCGCCGACGCGGCGCGCCGACAGGTGGCCGTCTATCTGGCCGGCAAACGTCCATCCGCGGCCTCGTTTGCGGATCGCGGCGGCGACGTGGCCGGGGATGGGGACGACGCGGACGTGGCCGCCTTTGCCGGTGATCCGCAGGCGTGGCCCGCCGATGCCATCGAGGACGTCATCGTGGCGCACGCGGGCGACCTCGTCGCGCCGCAGGCCCGCAAGCGCCATCAGCTCCGCCATGAGCCGGGTCCGTGGATCGTGGGCGCGGATCGCCGCAGCCGTGGCTACCTCCGTCGCGGGTTTCGGCAGTGCCCGGGGTTGCAGCACGGCCGGCAGCTCAGCGGCCGGGTCGGCCTCGATGTAGCCGGCACGTGCCGCCCAGGCGAAGAACAGCACGATGGACGATCGGTGGGACCGACGCGTGGCCGGCGCCCAGTCGCCGCGCGACAGGTACCGCTCGAGTGCTGCCTCGTCGACGTCGACGGGCTCGAGTGCGACGGTCGCGGCGAGCTGGCGGATGTGGGCGGCGCGAAGCTTTCGGGTGGAGGCGGCGCGGCCGCCGGCGGCGAGGTGACAGTCCCAGCCCCGCAACGGAATCGACCAGTGGTTCATGTGTGAATTCGACATGAGAAGGGAATCTTAGGCCGCTGGTAGAAGGCGCGGGACCCCAAACCAGCGGGTTCGGGGTTCAAGTCCCTGATGGCGCACCACCTCACCCCCGCCGGGATTCCCGGCGGGGGTTTCGCCTGTCTGTAGCCACGTGAGGTCAACGCCCGTGGCCATCGCGATGGCGATCAATGACGTCCGGCGCGGCCGACTCTCCGGCCCCTCGATCTTCACGATCCCACTGCGCGCCATGCCCGTGGCGTCCGCCAACTGCTGCTGAGACAGCCCGGCAGACTCCCGCGCCTTACGCACGCGGTCGCCAATCGTGAAAGCAGGAACCCGGCCCGACACATTCACCGAAGTAGTCATGTGACACATTGTGCCCTTCACCTGCATTAGTGGTCAAGTGCCTACCGGCCTAGTGAACTTCTGGACACTAGAGTCTTGACAAAGCGTGCACACATGGGCGATAGTCGCCATATGGACACTAACCTGATCGGCACGACCGAGGCGGCCCGCATCCTCGGTATGAGCCGAGGTGGAGTCATCTCCGCCGCCGACGCGGGCCGCATCCCCATCGCCGGACGAATCGGCCACCGCGGGCGCGGAATGCTCGTCTTCGACCGCGCAGAGGTCGAGGCCGAGGCCGCCGCTCGCCGCGAGGAGGTGGCGTCGTGAATCCAGACCTCTTCGACCTGAATGAGCGCGCGTCGCGCGCCAGCCAGTCCCCCGTCCCGAACGCTGATGACCTGTTCCGGGCCGTTGATGCAATCGGAAAGCTGGAAGCCTTTGCCCAGTACTTCGCCCCGGACCCCCTCACCGTCGACTACCTGACCGAACACACGGTGGCCCGATACGAGGCCGATTGGTCCGCCGCGTACCGCCGGGCGATGTCCCTCCTGAATGAGGAACACCGGTCCATCATCGATCGATTGATCGAGAGGCCGGTGTCCTTCCATGACTAGCGCCTGCCAAAGCGCGCCATCGCCGAGCGCTCATCACGCTCACGCTTTTCAAGCTTCCGCTCGATGCGCTCAATTCGCGCTTCCAGTTCCCCGAAAGACTGGACGACGGCAATCGACGTGCGCTCGAGCGCCTCTTCACGATCCGTCTCGTCCTGCCAGATTCGCCGGATCGTGTCGTTCAACCGTTGACTCTCTCGCATATTCATCACCTCCCTTCATCAAGGGCGATCCTACGGGGGCCCGCCGATGAACATCACCGAGGCCAACGCCGTATCCCGTGTGTTCCGCGCCATCGAGGCGGGCGATCCTTACGCCCCCGATGACGACCTGTTGTTCCTCGCCGAGCGAGCGGGGAGCGCCCTCCGCTGCACCATTCGCCCGCCGGCACGACCGGAAGAGGTGCTGCTGTGAACTGGTTCAACCAACCCGACCCGCTGGCCGACTACCGCCATCTCGGCATCGTGGCCACACCCGCTCCGCCGCGCCGCGGCCCCCTCGACATCGCGTGGGACATCGCCGAAGTCACGGCCCTGCTGACCGCCGCCGGCGCATTCATCTGGATCGGGGGCATGTGATGACCGACCAGACCGACCCCACGTGCCCGGACATGCCCGGCGACACCGTGCTGGAGGTCATCCGAGACCTGCGGACGATGGCCCGCCGGCAGTTCGAGATCGCCCTGAACACCGCGCCCGACCGTGGCGTCGACATTCGCGACCACTACGCCCGCGGCGGCGCGTTCGAAGCCGCCGCCGCCATCGTCGCCGACGCCGTTGACCTGAACGCCGCCGACGTCGACCCCGAACCCATCGAGCACGGCTGGGACACCTGGAGGCCGCGTGCGAAGCCGACGTGATGACCCGGTCCGGCCGCACGTCCTGTGCGCCATGTGCCGCCGGCCGTTCGCCCGCAGGCACGTCCCGCTACCCATGCCCCCGGGATCCCCGATGCAAGGCAAGAGGGTGTGCGGCGACTGCCGACGCGCCAACGGCTGGCCATGGCCCGGCCATGACCACTCCCCCGAGATGAACTGACCAAACCCAACCCATAGCCCGACCCGAGCTCAACCGGGTGGCCGTCTAGTCCACGGTGTCGTCCCCGGTCAGAGCGGGATTGCACTTCCGATCCATGGGCGCCACGCGATGAAGGCAGACCCGGACGCGCACGGATGACCACCTGTAGCGCGCCCATGGAACACCCCGGTCCTGAGGGGCGAGTAATCCCCGCCCCCGGCATTGATGCTCCCGTACTGCTGGCTCCAGCGACGGGCGAAGCGCCGAAAGCGCTGCTCATGTCCCTGCTACGGCAGGGGCACCTCAACCCCCACCAACTTCACCACAACAAACGAAGAGCCACCCGACGATAGGCGGTAACGATGAATGCACGGACGAAGCGGCGCATGCAGCGCCGCGTGATCGAGATGGAACTACCCACCGACAACCCGCGCCGACCGGCACGCGGCGACTGGTCCCGCTGGGAAGCAGCGGCCCGCCGGCAGCTCGCCGCGAGCGCCCGCCGGATCGAGGCAGCGCGATGACCGGGTGGCAGCGCGACGCCCAGTGCCGCGGCTACGACCCGCGCTGGTGGGACTGCGAGACCTACCACCGGCGACCCCGCCGGGGCGGCGCGCCCGCGACTCAGATCGAAGAACTGCGCCGCCGGATCGCCATGGCCAGCCTGTGCCAGGGGTGCCCCGTCGCCGCCGAGTGCGCCGCCGACGTCGCGGAACACCCCGGCCTGATGGTCGGCATTATCCGCGCTGGCGTGTCCGGAGCGTCACCGCGCCCGCCCCACCCGCGCTCATCGTGCCGCCGGCACCTCCGCCGCGTGGCCGACGGCATGACTCCCGTCGATGCCGTGATCGCCGACCTCACCGGGCCCGTGCCCGCCGAGGTGATCCCCACCGTGGTCCGCGCACTCGCACGAGGGCGGGTCCCCTACCTCGTGGCCGAGGGGGTGGGGGCATGAGCTGGGGCGGGCGGAAGGTGGGGCGGCTCCGAGGGCTGGTCCTCGCCGAGTACGGGGATACCTGCCACCTCTGCGGGCACCCCGGCGCCGACACCGTGGACCACATCATCCCGAGATCGAGAGGAGGAACTGACGACCTCGACAACCTCAGGCCCGCGCACCTGAGCTGCAACAGCGCGCGCCGCGATGTCGCGCTGAGCTCGTGGCATCGCGAGCATCGTCCGAGCGCGCGTCGCGCCGCTCCGTCGCGCGAGTGGAAGCGACAACAAAGGTAAACCTAAAAACGCCCTGACCTGCGACGATGTCACATCAACAACGCTCATCCCAATAACGCTCTGACCTGCGGAAACGCTTTTGGGATGAGCGCCGCGGAAGTAGATCGGAGAGTGTCGTGTAGGGAAAG